CAATAGGAAGACGTGGGTTAATCGAACATCTAATAGTGTTAGTTTTGGTAGTGACAGTATATCCCTACTTAATATATATAGGTTTTGAAGAAGTAGCGACGGCGTTTATAATCTTTTTCATTGCGGCTTACGGCGTATCACTGATTGAAAATCTATCAGCAATTGGCGTGCCGTTTCCCAAGGGACTAAAACGACGTTTAGAAAAGATACGTGACGCATTTGACAGCAAGGAGTAAAACAGATGAAAAAATTAATAAAAATCAGTTTAGAAAATACAACAAACTCAAGACAAATCGACGAAACGTTTTGTGAATATTATTCACATGATAGGAATAACGGACTATTTGAATTTGAAATAACTAACACGACATTAACAACGGAAAAAGTAACGGCGTTATTTAAGTTTACACGCAGTAAGTCTTATTGGACTACTGACGGAGTGATTGAAGGTAATAAGATTAAAGTAAAATTTGATACATCGTTAATCACACAAAACGAGGTCGTTGAATGCCATTTATATTTAGATAATACTGACGAAGACGCTGACGTTTTCAGTTTCAAATTCAACGTTAAAATATCTGAACTTGATAGAGCGAAAAATAAACCAATAAAAGAACGTTATTTTGCCAATAGTATGATTGTTGACGTTGATAACGTTCTTACAAGGGAAGTATTAAACGAAGAAATTAAAACGTTAAAAGAAACATTCGTTAATAATGAAACATTCCCAAGACTTGTCGAAGACGAACTAAACAAAAAGAACTTTATCACGGACATAAGCAATTTAGCAACTAAGGACGCAGTAGACGAAGTAGCGAAAAAAGTTACTAAGTTAGAAGAACGTCCGTCTTATGATGATAGCGACGTTAAGCAACGTCTTACAGCTTTAGAAGGTGCTAATTTCCTTACAGAACATCAAAACATATCAAATTTAGCTACAAAACAATCTGTTGATGATGTCGCTAGTAAAGTTACACAATTAGAAGCTAGACCAAGCTATGATGATAGTGAGATTAAGCGAAAACTTAAAGAACTTGAAGACAGACCAGCTACCGCTAATATCGATACTAGTAATTTTGTAACAACTACACAATTAGAAGACAAGCATTATTTAACTGAACATCAATCTTTAGCTGGATATGTTACAGAAACACAATTAGAAGGTAAGAATTACTTAACTGAACACCAGGATATTTCAAAACTTGCCACTAAGGAACAGTTAGACGAACTTAGGAATAGTCGACCAACAGTTGATACTTCAGATTTAGTTACTAAAGAACAACTTAGAAAAGCTTTCTTAGATGATGAAGAACATGAAAAATATGCTAAAAAGTCGGAACTACCGCAACCCTACAACGACACGGATATTAAGAGTAGGTTGTCAACGCTTGAAAATAAACCAAGTGGGAGCGGTTCAGAATTAAGAGGACACGGCTTTCCTACCGGAAAAGACGCACCAATTGGCACAACTTACATCGATGAAGATGTTACAAACGGAGCGTTGAAGTGGATAAAAACTAAAACGGGTTGGAAAGTAATTGAAGGCGACACGGGTTGGGTTGATATAGTTACAAGCTATATGTTTACAGGTTCAAAAATTCAATTAAGACGTATCAACAACATAGTTCATGTAAAAGTAACAAATGGAACAACTGAAGGCTTAATAAGATTTAATAATCTGTATGACGCAAACACAACTACACGTTATTTAAAAGTATTTAACGGAATGGCTTCGTTCGGTTGGAGACCAACAACACCACAAGTACAAATTATCTTTCCAGAAGTAACACAAGGTGGCGACGATTATACATATAACACATCAACACCACAACAGTATATAAGGTTTAGAACAGACATCACTGGATTAAAAATTGAATTGTTTCTTGAAGAATTTGCTGTAACTAACAATGGTTTAGGAGTTTACATTAATTCATTCAGTTACTTAACTGATGATGATTGGGCAATTTTCATAACAACTATATCATAGAAAGGAGGTGAAAACAATGATAAATTGGAAAGTGAGACTAAAAAATAAACGTTTCGTATTAACATTCGTAGCCGGATTATTAGTATTGGTAAAACAATTAGCGACGATTTTCGGATATGATTTACACATCGAACATTTAAGCGATAATGTTAATAACGTGATTGATACAATATTCACATTATTAACAGCCCTTGGCGTTGCCGGTATCGTCAACGACCCAACAACAAAAGGCTTTTCTGACAGTGAACAAGCTTTAAAATATACAGAACCAAAAGGAGAATAAAACAATGGCAGATATTTACAGCAAATACTTTCAACAAGGAATTTATTTCGCACCACCTAAAAACTCAATAAGTGGCGTTGTAATTCACAACGACGCGTCAAGTTGGGGAGCGAAAGCGTGGGAATCACAATTAGAAGCAAAAGTGAACAACGGAACACTAGACACAGGTTTCGCAGCTTATTATGTAGATAGAAACGATACGCTTGTATTCCAACCCGTCAATTATCAAGAATGGCACACAGCGACTTACGAAGGTAACGCCAATTATATCGGACTAGAATCTTGTCAATCAATGAGTGCGTCAGATGAAGAATTTATCGCTAATGAAGACGCAACGCTTATGATTGCCGGTGAATTACTAGAATCTTATGGATTGCCGGTGAATGAAAATACTGTAAGATTACACCACGAGTTTAGTGCTACAGCGTGCCCTCATCGTTCAATGGAATTACACGGCGGTGGCGGTGCTTATTATGGCGACGGAACAGCTAATTGTAAAGCTTACTTTATCGATAGGATCAAGAAGCTAAGAAGCGGTGAAGTAGAAATCGGTGAAACAACAGCTACTGAAGTAGTTGAAAAATCAATCTTAGATGAAGATGTAGAACTACCGAAAAGCGACACGCCATATTATGAAGCTACAGTAAGCATTGATTACTATTTAGAAAGTCAACCAGACCTTAACAGCGAGGATAAAGAGTTTGTAGCAGAGGGAACTCGTGTCCGTGTTTATGAAAAACGAAATGGTTGGTCTCGTGTAAATTACAAAGATAGCGACCAATGGATTGAAGACAAATACTTAACAGAAGTCGAATAATATGGTATAATGGTTATATCAAATATTTAATTAACAAGCCCGCCTCATTTGGTGGGCTTCTTTTTTTATTTAAAAAAGTTTTAAAAAACGCTTGACTTTATACACAATATTGTGTATACTATAAATGTAAGATAAATAAAAGGAGATTTAACCATGAAAAAAGAACAAGCGGTAAAAGAATTAATCAATGACACAAACGCATTTTTACAAAAAGAAAAAGAATACTTAAATAAAAACTTTGAGGACTTTTGCAACTTTATAGAAGTAACCCCAGATGAAATTTTTGAATATTCTTCAATAGGAATTGTAGAACTAACTAAAATGAAACAAAACGGATTAGATGGCGTTATGTTGAAATTAATTGAAAACAAAACAGGTTACATTAGAAGAAAATTCGAGGCTTACTGCATAGACTTAGTTTTGAACGGAGCGAAATAATGAAAAAAGAAATAGAAGAACTTTTAAACTCAGACCTAACAAGCTACAAAATAGCTAAAGAAACTGGAATCACAGTACAACAAATAGACCGTTACAGAAAGTCTAGTAAGGTAGGTAACATCACACTAGACAATGCAATTAAATTATATAATTATTATAATAAGGAGAATAGAAGAATGTTAAAATTAAGTTTTAAATATAAAGGGCAAAATAAAGAGGTTTACAGCAACAATTTAGAAGATGTAACAAGAGAAGCATTCGAGTATTTTAAAAATGATGAACATGCTAACGAGGTTTTTGAAAAAGGTTCAGAAGAATTCATCAAAGATTATTTAGACGGAGAAGTAAAATATGTAGGTGAAACTATTCAATACTTTAAAGATATTGAAACGGTATGGGATATGGATCACTCACAAACTTTAGAATTTATCAATTCACTAGATAATGAAATTAAACAATACATTCAACTTGACACATTCAACGATGAATATTATATTGAATATGATAAAGGGGCTTATCAAATAAGCGAGCAGTTAACAGAATTAGCTGAACAATTTTTATACAAATAAAAAAGTAGATACTCTTATATGAAAGTTAAA